CAGCAAGAACGTATAGAGACTTTAGAAAGAGTAATAGCAAAACTATACTTAAGAGTACAAACCAATAGTAACATAATAGACAAACTTACACAAGATGAACAAATACAAGAGAATAGCTAAACTAGTAAATACTTATACAGGCGAAAACATATTTAGTCCTAAAAAAACACAGGGAGTTGTAGATGCCAGGGGTCTGTTTGATCACATAATGTATATAGAGTTTGGGTGTACGTATCAAAGTATATCAAATTTCTATTACGCTAATGGCAAAAGCAGAAACCACACAGTAATACTTTATAGCGTCAGAAAGTATAAAGAAGAAATAGAGCCCAGACGTGAAGACTTCAAAAACATTTTCTATAGAATACTAACCACAGAAGTAACGCATACCAAATACAAAAACGTTATAAAAGACGTAAGCAAAATAAGCACAGTTAAAGGACTCAATAGCGTAAAAGCATTTGTAAATAAAACACTAGACAAAGAGCTAAACTATAAAGACACCCAGACAGAAGACGTCGAACAAACTAACCTAGAGCAGCAAATTAAATAGCTGACCTAGCAAAGTTTATAAATCTTACGTTATATTAATATGATTAGAGACACAGAAGACAGTAAAAAAAAGATGCTAGAGGCACTAGAATACAATCTAGGCATAGTTTCTACCAGCTGTTTAAACTCAGACGTAAGCAGAGCAACTCATTATAGGTGGCTACAGGAAGACCCACAATATAAGGCACAAGTCAAAGACATACACGAAGCTGCTATAGATTTTGTAGAAAGCAAACTGTATGAGAAAATTAAAGAGAAAGATACTGCAAGTATAATATTCTACTTAAAGACTAAAGCTAAACACAGGGGTTATATAGAACGCCAGCAAGTTGAGGTTTCGGACACAAAAGAGTTTACGGTTAAAGTAATTAAATAGTTTGAGTACAGAAATACAAACTAACATAGTCTGGGATCACTTAGAAGACACGGACAAAAAGATAGTAATTCTACAAGGGGGTACACGTAGCGGTAAAACCTACAACTCAATGCTGTGGCTAATATTCTCATATGCCCAGCGACATACAGGAAAAACAATAACTATATTTAGAGCCACCTACCCAGCCTTACGTGCTACAGTAATGCGAGACTTTTTCGACATACTTAAACAACACGACTTATACAACGAATTTAATCACAACAAAAGTAATAGCGAGTACAGACTAAACGGAAACCTATTTGAGTTTGTAAGCGTTGACCAGGCTAGTAGGTTAAAGGGACGTAAAAGAAACTTAGCATTTCTAAACGAATGTAACGAGATAACCTTTGACTCATTCACACAGATTATATTTAGAACCGTAGGGGTAGACAATGAGCCTAGTATCATAATGGACTACAACCCTAGCGACGAGTACAGCTGGATATACACAAAGGTCAAAACAAGAGACGACGCACAGTTTACAATAACTACCTACAAAGACAATAAGTTTTTAGAGCAAAGCCTGGTAGAAGAGATAGAACGCCTCAGAGATACTGACCCAGACTACTGGAGGGTTTACGGTCTAGGACAAGTCGGACGTAACAGGGCAACAGTATTTAAGTTTAGTGAGTGCGAAGAAATACCACCAGAAGCCAAGCTAGTAGCAAGAGGCTTAGACTGGGGATTTGTTAACGATCCTAGCTGCTGTGTTTCAACTTACGTGCTAGGCAACAATCTATATGTAGACGAACTGTTTTACGAGTACGCAATGACAAACAGAGACATACATAAAAAACTACAAGACTTAGGTATAACAAGACAAGACGAAATATTTGCAGACAACAGCGAACCTAAAAGTATTGACGAGTTACATAGGTACGGATGGAATATAAAGCCAGCGACAAAAGGCAAAGACAGCATACTAATGGGTATTGACTTAATGAAGCGATATAATATATTAATAACTAGCCGAAGCTCTAACACGCTCCAGGAGTTTAGGAACTACAAGTGGATAGAAGACAAAAACGGAAACTTACTTAATAAGCCAGCAGACAAATTCAATCACAGCATTGACTCGATCCGTTATAGTATCTTTAAAAAGCTATCACGTCCAAACGTAGCTAGGTATGCAATACGTTAAGGAAATGTTAAATAGTTGTGAACATCTATGTTTATAAGTATATTGCAGTAAGTTAATGAAACATAAAGTAAGGTATGAAAGGACGACCCTCTAAAAAGAAACATTAAAAGCGAGATGGTGTAACAGGCAGCACGATTTGCAGACGCAACAATTTATTATTAATCACTTTTGTTTATTTTACGCAAACTGCATATGCAAAAAAGTATAGGTTCGACTCCTATTCTCGACACTAGTATTAACCCTTAAATTAAACGATATGACAAACCCAGATTACGATTACAAAGCGCTTATAGAAGACGCAAGATTTGAAGTAGACTATTACACCAAAGAGCTAGCCAAAGTAGAAGGCAAGCTGTTTAGGACGAGGTTAGCGCTCGAGCAACTAGAACTCAGACAAAAAGCTAATAAATAATTTATACCCTTACAGAAATGTAGGGGTTTTTTTGTATACACAAATCTTAAATAATTACGTTATATATAAAAGCATATAATATGAAAGTAGAATTGACAGTACCAACGTCATTAAATGACATACCCCTTTATCAATACCAGAAGTTTATTAAAACATTTGAAAGCGAAGACGAGTTAACAGACGAGTACGCTGGATTAAAAATGCTAGAGTTGTTTTGTGGTTTAAAAATAGACGAAGCCTTAAAGGTTAAAATGTCGGATATGAATATAATCATTGATAAACTTAACAAGTGTTTGTCTGAGAAACCACCGCTAATTACTAGATTCAAATTAGGTAATACAGAGTTTGGGTTTGTACCTCAGCTAGACGATCTAACATTTGGAGAGTTTGTAGACTTAGAAAATAGTATATCTGACTGGGACTCTATGCACAAAGCTATGGCTGTATTGTATAGACCAGTGACACAACAGTTAAAAGGTAAATACGAAATAGAAGAATATAGAGGAGACAGTTGGCACGACGCTATGAGAAATATGCCAGCAAGTGTAGCTGTTAGTGCTATTACTTTTTTTTTTCTTTTAGAAAGCGACTTAATGAAAGCTACGCTTCCTTATTCGAGGGAACAGGAGGAAGCAGCACAACAAGAGAAGCAAACTTCACAAATCAGTGGGGGTGGTATCACAGCTTTATGAGACTAGCAAACGACAAATTTCTAGACTTAGAGGAGGTAGCAAAAAAGAACGTACATAACTGCTTAACATACTTGACGTATCAAAAGCAAAAAAACGAAGTACAAAACAACCGTATAAAAAGTAAATTCAAATAATGCAAATCATTCAAATAATAAACCACTTACTAGGAACTTGTGGAGAGCCACACTTAAACGCTTTCTCTATATTTTGTATAGCACTGTTTGTAAGAACAACTTTAACAACTATTAAAAAACTTAAAAATGAGTAACACAGGCGCAAGGGCATACTACTTAATGCTAGAGACTATCAAAAACACATTGCTAGCAGACAAGAATGTTACAACAGTGACGACTGGCGACCTGTCAGAAATTGACTTGTCTAAGCAAACTATATTCCCTTTGTCACATATAATCGTAAACAACGCTAGCAACAACGGACAGGTAATGAGTTTTAACGTTACGGTTTTGTGTATGGACATAGAGGACGTGAGTAAGTCAGAGCCAGTTAATATATTCGAAAGAAACGAAAGTGAGCAAAATATACTTAACACACAGCTAGCAGTTACCAATAGACTATACCAGCTTTTACATAATGGACAGCTTAGACTCGACGGTTACCAAGTTGACGACGTAGCACAGTGCGAGCCCTTTGTAGACCGTTTCTCTAACCAGCTTGTAGGTTGGGCAATGACGTTTGAAATAATGGTTAAAAACGACTTATACATATGCTAAAGAATGTCATAAAAGAAATGGAGGCTGCCTCTATAAATGTTATAAGTAAAGCAAAAGCCAACCTAAGCAAAAGCAATAGTAGTGGTAATTTATCAAATAGCCTCACGTCAAAAATAGAAGGCAAGACTACAGAAGAACCAAAGCTGACGTTTTATGCAGAAGACTATGGTAAGTTTGTTGACGAGGGCGTACAGGGTTATGATCCTGGAGCAATGCCTAGTGGGTCTTTAGCTAGGTACAACAAAGCACCTGGCAGTCCGTATAAATTCGGATCTGGTAATTCTTCTGGTGGCAGCTTAAGAAGCTCTATAGACAAGTGGGTGGTTCAGAAAGGCATACCGAATGTTAGAGACGCAAAGGGTCGATTTATAAAGCGTAAATCAATGGTGTATTTAATAACTCGTAGCATATACAATACAGGGATAAAGCCGACATACTTTTTTACTAACGCCATAGACTCAGAAATAAAAGGCATAAACAGAAAGCTAACTCTCGCATATACAAAAGACTTAAGAGACGGTTTAGAAAAAGACGTAAAACAAAAAGGATTAAAATATAAAAGACGCTAACAATGCAAACTCAAATAAACTTACGAAGCCCTTTTTATGTAAAGGTTAAACAAACA